ATTAAATTTAAAAAAAGGGAGAGGATAACCTCCCCCAATTCATGTTGCTAAACAATAAATATTGTTTATTATGATGTAGGACTAACTACAACGTGAACTCCGTTTGCACCAGAGTACCTAATAGAAGAACATGAAGTCTCTATCATTCTCATAGCATCTTGAGTTCTTCTTGATCCAGCTTTGTTGAGATCTAACTCTTCAACAGACATTGGCTCAAGCTCGTGCTTGTAGATATGATCTAAATCTAGGATAAGAGCTTTTTTAGCTAAGCCTAACTCATCCATAGCTTTAGAGTGTTTAACGTCCAACACACCAAAATCAGAAACTAATCTTCTTACTTGAACACCATGTAAAATAGTGTTACCTTCAGATTGTAAGTTTCTGTCGTACTTGTCAACTTTTGATAAACCAGAAATGAATTCTTTACCTCCCAATAATAGTCTAGAATCCGATCCAGCGTTTCCAGCGAATGCATTTTCTAACATATCAATAACATTTGATACTGTAACATTTGATGAAGTATATCCACCCGCAGCACCAGATGCACCAAAACTGAAAGATTTAGAAATCTTGTTTAGTAATCCGTCAGCAGTATAGTGAATATCACTTCCAACTGTAGTTTTAGATTTCACACCAGCAATTAATGATCTTTCCATAGAAGACCTCATGTCATAAATGACTTGTCTTACTTTGTCTTGGAAAGAATAACCACTAATTGAATTGTACTTAGACTCGATTACAGATCTTTCGATTTGTGCCATAAAAGTCTGAGCATAATTGAAATCCTGAGCTGGTAAAGAGTAAACGCTTGTAGTTTGAGCATCTAGCTCAGTTTTAGCATTACCTAATCTAAAACAAACAGGCGTTGAGCCTAAACTTGTCATAGTGTTACCAGTAGTATTAATTGCCTGGAAAGAAACCTCACCAGTCGTTGTATTGACAGCAGTAACGATACATCTACTTCCTCCAGCCGCTCCATTACCTGTTACAGCAGGAACAAAAGCAATATCATCTACTGCCCAGAAAGTTTTGTCGTTTGCAAAAGTTACGTCTTGTGTTAATCCTGAAACAGAATCAGAAGATGTAGCTGTTGCGCTTGCACTCCTAAAGGTTACCTCTTCGTACTCAACTTTTCTGTTGTATGCCGATTCAGCACCTCTTATATTTCTTAAAATAGTGTCTAGAGGAAAGTCATCAGGCTTTATCTCTGTTACTATCTGAGAAACATCACGTTTGTAGAGAAGGTTACCAGTGCCAGCACCAGTTCCACTATCAGCAGCCTCTGTAGCATCATTGCTATTAGTACCTTGGACTAAAGCCATACCCATAACGACTCCTTCTCCTCCAAATCCAAACAAACCATCGATAGCTACTGCTACCTCTGGCATAACCATATACGCAAGAGCCACTAAACTAAATGACCACTTTGCGATGTTTTTCACATTTATATTCATAATAAATAAACAGTTTAATTAAAAACTTTCTTCATCCTCACACACCATCAAACCGTCTATCTATCTTCTGGGTGTTCTTGGTTTGCTTTTACCTAAAAACGCATCTAGCTTCTTAGCAGAATCGTTGGCATATTGTTGTCCAGACTTACTACTAAGAGCATTATTACTAGCTACTTTAGGCATTGCAACTTGCTCTTTTCTTTTAATGGTAAAGATCTTTTTATTTGCTCCGATGATTTCTCCTTTTTTCTCAGCAACCGCTACGTCTTTCTCATAGTTCATGCCTTTAAAAAAGATGTCAAGCATCTGATCATCTACTTTACCTTGGTTTAAATTTTGTACTACAGAGTCTATTTTATTAAAAAACTCTGACTTAGTATTTGCATCAAACCCTTTATCTTTCACATAACTGTTAGCCACCTCAGCAGAAGACTTTTTATTTTCTTCTAAGACTGCAAGTCTTTGTTTTTCTTGCTCTCTCTGCTGTTTTCTTAGGACCTTCTGCTCAATATACTGCTCGTAGTTATCATCACCAGGAACAGGCTTTGAACCTTCTATGTCTAAGTGTGTAGTTATCGCAGTCATAAAATCAGTTTTATTCTGCATCATATCTTTCAGAACATCTGAAAGCTCGGGATTTCCCTTTATGATTTCACCTAACTGATTAGTTACGTTCTGCTCATTCTCAAGATGCTTCATGAGGAGTCCCTCAGCCTCATCTTTGTTATCAATCTTTTCTCCAGGATATAGATTTAGAAGTGTTTCAGCGTACTGTGGAATTCCAATTTCCTTCTCCTCTGTCTGTTTATCCTCTACCGTTTCCTCTTTACTTTCTTCTGTTTCTTCTACCGTTACCTCGTAGCCGTTGTCTTCTAGAAACTTAACCTCATCATCTGAGAGTTCTTCTTTCTGTTGGAGTTCTTTAACTCTAGCATCAACGTCTACTTGTTCAGTAGCCTCTTCTTTGTTTTCAGTATCTTCAGAAACACTTTCTTCTTCTTTAGCAACCTCTTCTTTTTCTTCAACTTCTGTATCTACTGCTTGTTCCTCAACAACTTCTTGTTGAGTTTCTTCTGCATTTTCCTCTGTTGCAGACTCAGCGTTTTCTCCTCTGGCAACATCCAGTAACTCATCGTAAGTGTTACCTTTACCAGTTGGTACAGTTCTAGGGGTTTCCTGAGAATCTGTATTGTTATTTACTTCACTCATATATAAAAAAAACCTTGTAGTATCTGACCACAAGGCTTTGTAACTAATTAACCAAACTTGTTGCCACAGACGGCAACCATAATATTTAATAAAATTAATAATAATTATGCATATTAATAGAAAATTATAATCTTTTTTTTGATCTATTTATCAAATGGAAAATCTCTACCATTGATAATATCGTAGATTCCACTGTCATCTTCAGTACGTTCTAAGTATAATTTTGTAATCTTTCCACTGATCAAATCTTGTACCGCATCCATCAGTCTGTATAATGATTTTTGTGATAACTGTTTTTCTTTTTCTGGGGTATGTTGATTTAATAAAAGCAAACTAGAGCGTATTTTAGTCTTTGCTATGTGTATGGTTTTTCTGTCGTAGTGATAGGCTTGTTTTATATAATCTAAGGTATCAAGACATTTTTCCCCAAGATCTTTATATTCTTGAAGGTGTGTCTTCTTTGGCATAAATGTTATAATTGATTATATTTATGCACAATAATATAACAAATATATCATATGATTCATAAAATTTTAGAAGAAAATAATCAACGTCTAAAAAAACTGAATCAACACTATGACCCCTACACTGGTGAGGGTAGTACAATATCTAGAAGAAAATTTAGGCTCTATAATAAAAAAGGGAAATGGTTTTACATACCAAAGTCTATGAAAGTCTATGACGGATACAAATCCTTTGAAGATTACTGTAATGATCACAACTTATTTATAGATCGTGTCCTCCATCAATTTGTGGTATACAGAATTATACACGATTTCGAATTTTTCTGTGTGATGTGTGTGAAGATAAAAGACAAAGAATCTGAGAAGATCATACCATTTATACTTCGTAGAGCGCAACTTAAATTATTAAAAGAACTAGAAAAACAAAGAACACAAGATAAACCTATACGGATTATTTTGACAAAAGCTAGGCAATGGGGAGGGTCAACGCTCATTCAAATTTATATGGCATGGCTACAGCTTATGCACAAAAAAAATTGGAATAGTGTTATCGCAGGAGACGTGGAGGCTCAAGCTATTAATGTTAGAAGTATGTACACTAGGCTGATAGAAAACATACCAGCAGATATTGCCAAGTACAGCCTTGCTAACTATGAGAACTCACAAAAAAATAAATGGATACCTGAGAGAGGATGTGTCATACGTATAGGTTCAGCACAAAAACCAGATACCATAAGGTCATCTGATATAGCCATGGCTCATTTAACAGAGGTTGGTCTATGGAAAACAACACAAGGCAAGTCACCTGACGACATGGTACAGTCTATACTTGGGACCATACCATCCATCCCCTACTCTCTTTTTATCATGGAATCCACTGCAAAAGGAGTTGGTAATTACTTTCACTCCACATGGCTCAAGGCAAAGAGAGGAGAAAACAACATGAAAGCAGTTTTTGTCTCATGGTATGAGATAGAACTATACCAAAAACCATTTAAAAATGAAAAAAAACAATTAGAGTTTTATGAATCCTTAAACGCATACGAAAAGACACTGTGGAAAAAAGGTGCTACGCTAGAGGGCATACACTGGTACAGAGAAAAGTTTAGTGAGTTTGGTGAAGACCTTTGGAGGATGCAGAGTGAGTTTCCAAGTAACGACAGGGAGGCATTCCAATCTACTGGTAGAAAAGCGTTCTCTCCTGCCTATATAGTAAACCTTAGAGAGCTTCTAAGAGAGCCAGACATGATAGGTGATGTCTTTCCTCAAGTTGGGGGAAATGATGCCTTAGAAGACATATCATTGCTTGAAAGCAAAAAAGGTAACTTAAAGGTTTGGAGGTTTCCAGATGATCCACCAGGTCTCACAATCAAGAATAGATACTGTGCATTTGTTGACATAGGAGGAAGAACAGAGAAGGCAGATTACTCTGCTATCACAGTAATTGATAGAATTGACATGATGCACGGAGGTCTACCAGTAAGAGCCTGTTCGTGGAGAGGTCATTTAGATCAAGATTTATTTGCATGGAAAGCTGTACAGATAGCTAAGATTTACGACAATGCTTTACTTGCTGTAGAGGTAAACTCTTTACAATCAAAAGGATTAGGAGCTGAAGGTAATCACTACCTAACCATACTTGACGAGATATCAGAACATTACGATAATTTATTTATGAGAACGTCTCTTGATCAGATAAGAGAAGGTCAACCAAAAAGATATGGTTTTCATACAAACAAGGCATCAAAAACTATGATGATCGATAATTTTAACAAACTCTTACGAGAGAGAGCATACGAGGAGTACGATGAAAGGGTGTATTATGAGGCAGACTATTATGAACTAAAAGCCGATGGAAGTATGGGAGCTGTAGATGGTCAAAACGACGATATGCTTATATCAACTATGGGTGCATTATGGCTTGCTACTAGCTATATGGATCCATGTATAGAAGTTGACGTGGATAATGATCATAGATATTTAAGAAGAAAATCATCATTTGTAGAAATTTAGAATTATGGCATATAGAGTAAATTGGTTTTATAACGCAAAAAAGAAAAACAAGTACAACGCTAAAAGAACGGAGTGGAACGGACACAAGTACGATTCTAAAAAAGAGGCTGAGTACGCTATGTATTTAGAAGATAAAAAAAGAGCTGGAGAGATAAAAGATTGGGAACCTCATCCTAATTTAAAAATACATGCGCCAACTGGTGAATGGTTATTTAATTATAGGATTGACTTTTTAGTCAAACACCATGATGGTGAAGATGAGTATATAGAGGTCAAGTCAGCTATCACAGCAAAACAATATGCATTTACCTTGAAATGGAGGGTGACAAATGCAATGCTTAAATATAATTATCCAGATGCTAGATTGACTCTAGTAAAATGAAAAAATCTTTTTACAAATACCTCAAATCACATGAGTGTGCTACTATCAAAGTTTATCTTGAAGACGATACACTTATTCTTAAAAATAAATGGACAGGTGTGAGGCACATATGGTTTAATAGTAAAGAAGAAATTAAGTTATCTAGGTTAGATGTTCTTGCTTTCAAAAAATTTGCAAAAGAAACTTAGATTTTAAATATGTTTTTTATTGTCTTTATTATCTGAATATTTTTCTTTTTCTTCTTTTGTTTTTCCAGAATAAAATTACCATACTCTATGTGATCATTGTAACATTTTTTTACAATATTGACTGCTGTCTCCACGCTGTCAGCATATATTAATATACAATCCTCAGTAATTGAGGTCTCTACATTGATGCCAACGATATAAAGAAGTTCGTCGCTTTTTGCATACGATGTCAATTCATGAGACACGTGAGCTGTCAATACAATGCTATCTCTAGCATTTGGATTTAATACCTTACGAAAAGGGTTTATGCTGAAGGGTATTTCAACTCTTTTTTTATACGTATCAAATCCTTCAAATTTGCCTATCTTTTCAAACTTAAAATCTTTTAATTTTTGTATTGTAATATCTGGTGTCTTTCTAAACTTCATAGCATTTTTCACATTTATTGTTAATCATGATATCAATCATCTTATTTTTTCTTTGTAGATCTTGTTTTAGCTTTTTGTTTTCTTGTTTGAGTTGATTAAAATTTTCTTCTAGCAAATCTCTGGAGGTAAACATAGATGCCTCTCCAGTAACAAACCAGTGCAAATTCAAATCAAAATGCATTACCATATTTAATCCCCAAATAAAAGATGGTAATGCCTTTGCTGTTTCTATCTGATATATTGTTTGTTGAGTGGTACCAACTACAAAAGCCATCTGTTTTTGTGTAAGATTTATAGCTTTTCTGAAAGTTTTGCATCTTGCTGCTAGATCATCCCTATTTGGAAAATATATTTTGTGTTGATATCCATCAATTGTAGCCTCAAAATTGTCGTCAAATTTTATAGCACTTAAATCTCCTTGAAAGTTAGACAGGGCGGAGAACAGGTCCCATCCTGCTTTGTGCATATTATAATCTTTATCCCTTATTTTATCTATGTTAAGAGCAGATATATATTTATTTGATTTTGGGTTATTCAAATTTATTATTTAGCGTTAGATATATATAATATATTATATAAAAATAAATATAGTTTAGAACCTTTCCAAATAATTTAACAATATCATATTGTTTTTATATAAAACTATACTCTATTTGGTAAGGAACTGACATTGTACATGTAAACTGTTTTGAATCAATCTCATATTCTGATACCCAAGACCTTATAAATAATCTATTAGCTGCTCTAATTTCTTCTCGCATTTTCTTTGAATTTTAATGATATGAGGATTATCAAACTCTTTTATGTTTTCCATTATGTCCATGATCGTCTGAATCTTTTCACTGATGCATATCTGCTCAAATCTCTCAAACTGTTTGTTGTTAATAAGATTTTGTAGGTCGTTTTCAAGTTGATCCCTTTCATCTTTACTTAGTCTTGCCATAATTACCATTTAACTTTATTTGCCCAATATGCTGCACTCATCTTACCCTTTGCAATATTTTTAGCGTGACGAGCCTTGAAAGATTTTCTACGTGCTTTACCAGATGCAGTCTGAGGATTTTTACCTGCACCACTCACGCCCTGTTGACCAAATCGTATGAGCTTAGTCTTACTTCCTACTTTTGCAACCACAACGTGTGATTTCTTCGGATGATTTGGAGTTCTCTTAGGCTTGTTATAGCCACTAACACCAGCTCTAGATAATTTTGGATCTTTTTTCTTTTTCATAAAGTATCGTTTTTTAAAGTTGCACTCTCATCTAGTAACTGATTGATTTCTGCATTATTTTTAACATACTCTTGAGCTTTATACTTACCAATCAATGCAATACATATTCCTAAAACAGCAATAGCCATTATAATCCAGTGTATGTTATCTTCTACATCGAATTCTTCAAAATACTTTTTTATTGTATCAATCATCAAAATATTTATTCATAAGCGTTATAAAAAAGATAAAAATGCAACAGACAAGTAACATTACCCATAGAGATTCCTCTATCATGCGTTTCTGACTTTTCTTGCTACACTCTTACTATATTTAGCTCTTTGTTTGCCAGCTTTACTAGCTGCTCTTTTTCTTCTATTTGTAGCAGCCTTTTGTGCTGGTGTCATATTTTTTCTAACCTTTTCAGGTAAATATCTTCCTCTTTTTGCTCTTGGTTTTTTCTCGTCTCCTTTTGAAACGTATCCCCATTTTTGTTTAGACCACTTGCTTAGTCTATTACTTGATGACTTTTTGCCGCTATAACCACCACCTGCTTTTTTATATCTTGCCGTTGCTATCTGAGCCTTTCTTGCGGACCACTGACCTGGTCTCCCTCCTTTAGAGCCAGACTTTACACTTGCTACTATTCTTTTCCACAGTTTTGGCTTTGTTTTTTTTGCTACTGACATATCAATTGTTTTTCCAAATTATATAATTACTATTTTGCCAGAACTCGTTAGTATTTTTTACATCGACTACTACCGATTCCTTATCTACTACAAATCCTGCTTCTTCTATAGAGTTTTGTATTGCAAAAAAATCTACGTAATGATCTTTTTTAAATTCTATATTGAAGGTTACATCCTCTATATCGACATTTACTTTGTCTACAAAATATACCTTCTCTATATTTTTCTTAGCATTTAATGAACATATACTACAAGCAAGACCAGACACTTTTAATGTCACGTTATTTAGGGATAGGAATAATGCTAGTATGTATGTTATCATCTCTTATAAACCTTGTCTTCTAATTCTTTGATTGATTCTTTATTATCTAGTATGTCTTCTTTTAATACATCAGTTGACTTTTCTATTTGAATGATAGTAGATCTGACAAGTTCATCTTTCAACTGAAACTCCATTTTCTGCACAAACTCTTCACTGCTAAAATTTTCTATTTTATTGTTGAGGTCTTGTATTTCTCCTTGTAGTGTAAACCACATACTAGCTAGTGATATTACACCACCAACTAATAATCCAATTGTTTTAAGATCTAATTTTACTTCTGTGTCTTCGCTAATTTTTGTCATCATTTATTAAGTTCATTTATGTATTCTTGTATATTATCTTTTGTTATAGGCAATTTGAAATCTAATCCAGCTTGATAAGTTTTTACTCTTTTACCATCTAACCATATTAATATTACAGGAACAGATTTAATTTGACTTTTAAGATTACTAGGTTGTTCTTCTAACCAAGCGTACTCATATTTACAACCTTTAAGATTATCTAAGTACAAAGTGTTTTGTTGATTCCACTTTGCATTGATCTGCACAACTCTTATTTTTTGACTATTGCTAGCATATCGTTGGCTATGACCCTCATAACCAAAAAATAAAAATATAATTAAAATTAATTCTCTCATCTCTTGTATACTTTATTCTCTAAATCATTTACTTTATCTTCTAGCTTTTCTATTTCTTTTTCTAAGTATTGAACCTTTTGTTTTAGCAATAAACCATCAGAGGTTTCTTTAACCTCATAAACAGGTAATTCTTTAGCCAGCTCTATTTCTTGTTTTAGATTTTGATACCCCATAGAACCACTTATTATAAATCCTACAACTATAGCTATGCTTTTAAAATCAACTTTGAAATCTGGCTTAGAATCTCCATCAAAATCAATTCCTACAGTCTTATCTCCTAATTTTTCTATCTCTTTCATATTTTTTTACAAACCTCACATTCTAAAATATTTTCACATCTCTCCTCACCAAAACTTTCGTTCTTACATTCGTACTGATCAGTTAGCTCACAATTACATATGTCTAACTGATCATCACATGTACACCTTATTAATCTCATTAATATTTTTTCTTCTTTTTTTTCTTTTTCTTCTTTCCTACACTTTTCTTCTTAGTTGTGTATTTCTTTCCGTATCCGTATCCCATCACTTATGTTTTTTTTGTATTTTAAAACTTGCAAAAAGACTTGCCCCTTTATGTTTTTTAAAAGGTTTAGCTCCGTGCTTCATTAACTTATATGCACCACCTTTTTGTTTCATCCAGTGAAACCCTTTTGGTGCTTTTATTTTCTTACTTACCATTATTCTTAAACTTTTCAACACCAGCAATCCCTAGAGATCCTAATGTAACCCAAACAAAGCTGTTGTACACCACTTCATTTATCACCAGATCTTTACCAAAGAATCCAGTAGCTAAATCAAATACTGCAAAAACAACCATTACCGTAAATGAGCAGAATCCAATAATGGATTTCTCATTATAATCATTCTCATCTTTAAATATGCTCCACATAATCTTCCTTCTTTAATTAACGTCCTTGACCGCGATACTTCTTTTTGTAGTGACGAGATGTCTTATGATTACTCGTCTTACTTTTAGAATGTACTCCTGGTCTTCGAACTCTCTTCTTTTCTCGGTAAACTGTTATTGCTCTTCTTGCCATTACTAAGCACTCTTTCTTATCTTCTCTATTGACCTTCCTACAAAATAAGATCCGTACACAGAGAGTAGAAGAGTTTGGTATATCGGCTTGTATCCATCCGATATAGAGAATTCTCCTATGTTACCATCAAAAAAACTCATTATCACAAACACACATGTCAGAAATATAAGAGTCAGAGGTCTTATGTTTGCAGATAGCCATCCAGCCTTGGAGTCTGCTACCCACCTTTCTGTCACTTCAGCTTGTGCCTTTTGTTCAGCATCAATTAAAATTTCTTTCATTGACTTTTCGAAAGCCATTTTCTCATCTTTGGTAGTGATAAACTTATCAGCAACATTTGATATTTTTTCTAGGACACCACCACCAGCGTTTCCAAATATTTTAGCTAGTATCTTACTCATTTCTTTTTGTAAGACACATTTAGTTTTTTCATCTTGCTCTTCTTCATTTTTCTGAGCATCATGAAATCCTGTTTATCTAGCTTGTTATTTTTATTTAAGTCTAATTTTTTTTGTTTTTTACTAAGTTTCATATCAATTATTTTTACCTCTTAAACCTCTACCACTTGTTACTGGATTACTTGCCACTGGATTGTTACCTCCACCTCTTGTCTTTCCTGTATAACCGCCTCTACTGTAAGAGTTGACAGTAGATATTTCTTTTTTATTTTTATAGACTTTGCCATAGGATCCGTAGGGATCACCATAGTAGCTATATCTATTGCTATACCTCATATCATATAACCTATCATTATTAGGTATATAGAATCTATTATCAATATATCGTACAAAGTCGTAGCCTACCACATGATACATCTTCTGAGGTTGTATTTGATTTAATTTTATTTTTACCGTATCTCCTCTATTAGTCAGAGCAAGCACGTGTGTCACGTAGATGCTATCAGTCTTATAGAGTAATTGAGAACAACCAGAACACATAGCTAATAAAACAATACATATTAGTATTGTAAGTGTTATCATTCTACCCTTATCTCTTTGGCTATCTGTCATTGTTTCATCCCTCCCATCGCTTGTTGTAACATCTGCATTGCTTCAGGTGAAGGCGGTTGACCACCTTGCATCGTCTGTTGCAGAGTATCTTGCTTTTGTTTTATCTGTTCTAATAATTTATCTGCGAATGGCATACTCGTATTCTCTAGGAACATGTTGAGATCTATCAGTCCACCCTGTAAGAACTGGAAGAGGTAGTCATCAATCATCTGTCTGAATACTGGAGCGTTAGCTGATTTTGCAATTACAATATCAAAATTACAGTCTTGTACTTGCGTTGGGTCGTACATGTACGCCTCGTTATCATAGTCTTTACCGCTCACATTTACATACCTTGGAGCATCATAAAATTGCTTTATGTTCTGCACCATTTTAAAATCTCTTTTTCTTCTGACTCCAAAGAAAAACTCAAAGAAATCACGGCTTGATATAGTAGCGTTTGTGGTCATTTGTTGGTATAATGATGCTGGAGTACCCGATCCTGGAGTTTGTCCTTGTATCGCTTCGGTAACCCCTGATATCTCTTTAATTAATTGCATCTGTAGACCAAGAAGTTGTGTTCCTGTAGTATTAGATGAATTAGCCACAACTTGTTGAGGGACTGCACCACTTTTCCCTTTGTATACTATGATACCATTTGCTTTTACCCACTGATCTGAAAAATCTTGTGGTGTCAGCCCATCAGGGATGCTTTCTTCAGGAATCATTAGCACACCCTTTGCTGATGCCCCCAACATAAAATCCATTAGAGATATTACTCTATTGATATGTCTTTGCTGATCGATGATATCTTCAACGAATCCAAAAACTTCACTATCAACCATTGGATATAACCCTAACGTGTATGGGAATTGTTGGTGTTCAAATGGTGTGTTTCCACTAGCTAATAAGTCTCCGTACGGAGATATGAAGTAGTATTTCCATACTTCTTCTTTCCTTATCTCATATTGTATTAGTGGTACAAGCTCTAGTGCAACGCCTTGTGCTTGTGCTTCTTCAATTCTCTTTACGTTTTCTTCTTCAACAACAGATACAGCGACATCCACTATATCAATAGGGTGTTGGAAATATTCACCAGTAAGTAAGTCATGACACATAACTCTATCTTCCATCTCCGTTCTCCACACCTCAAACAGCCTCACCTGATCCATCGTCTCTGAAACATAGAATGATGTATTGTCAACATTATCGCTATCGAAATCGCCTGTATAATCGGCTCTGTTATAGTCATCGTTGGCATAGATCATCTTTATCTTCTCCTCATCCCCAGGGTTTTTAGCAAATGCCTTTATTACTTGCTCCAACGTGGTATCTATTATTTCTCCTATAAACCGCACATCTCTCAATCTGACATCGCTTACATCTGTGTTAAAAAATAAACGAGACGGATTTACTAACTCCACGCTCACATCCTCCATGTCCTTCTCTCTGAAGTAGTCGAATCCAGTCTTCCATATGACAGATCCACTGAGCAGGAATTCCTCAAAAGCTCTAGCATCTAACTCTGTCAATTCGTTTGTATCATAGCAATATTGTAGGGCGTTTGTCATCATCTCTGTTTTAGATGCATCTTCCCTTTTCCTCGCTCTGACCATAGGCTTATAATCGTTCATACGATATTGACCTATTAAATTCTTTACTAATTGTCTAACTTGATTGTTTACAAGTGGCTGTCTTCCAGATCGTAAGATCAGCTCCTCTTCAGACACGCTTGATCCCTCGTTATCAGGGTCATCTACTAAGTCTGAGTATTGTCTTCCTCTGTAGTATTCTCTTGATCTCTCTCTTCTATTTCTAAAGTCTTGAAGATTACTCCAATACGTTTCTGCATCTTCTAATATGTTTTTCATGTCTTCGACAACATCCATGTCGTCAAGTACATTCATCTCTCCTGCATCCTCAAACATCTTGAGGGTTTCAAGATTTATTTCCGTATAATCTGTTTTCTTCTCTGCCATAAATAAAAAAAGCCCATGACATTTCGTGCCATAGGCTTATTGTATAAAAATCTTCGTATGTAAGTGAGCTTACTCTTGTATAAAGCTCATAA